GAACGCCACGGCGCCCATACCCGCGACCTCAAGCGGCGGGTCGCCGCCAGTCTACCGTCCGACAATCTGGCTGTTTTTAACGCCGGCGGCGTCCACTATGCCCCGAAGATCGAGGCGTTGTATGGCATGTTTGCGAAGGCCACCGCCGCCATCGAACGGGACAAGGCCGCTCTATACCATAAATACATCGGCGGGGCTTTGATCGAGGCGTTCGATTGAGCCGGTCGGGAGCATTGGACAGGATCGATGTCCTTTTATCGACCATCACCGACCCGGTATTCACCGCAGTCATCCGGGCCGAGCCTCTGGCGTTGTCCGGGACTCCGGTCCTGGCGTACTGGGTCCAGGCGCGGACCAACGGCTGGCAGACCCTGGGGGATATCGGCTCGACCACGACCATCATGGTCCGGGCTTATTTCCGGCTCCAGGCTTCGGCGGACGTTAGGGAGAGCATCGAGTTGGAGTTATGGGACGCGATGGTGGAGGTGGATTCCAAACTCCGCTCCGACGCCAACCTTGATGATAATTGCACCGACTCCACGGTCGGGTCGGCCACGGTCGCCACGCTCGATATGGGCGGGGCTTTATACAGGACGGCGACGATCCCTTTTGACATCCAGATTTACGAGGAAGTAACGATCACTCCATAGGGAGAGGAAATGGCAAAGAAATCAGGACTCGGACAACAGATATTCGTCCACGGCTATGATTTGAGCGGCGATGTGGCTGCGATCAATAACGCCGGCTCACCACGCGACCTATTGGACGCAACGGCCCTCAACGCCTCAGCCCACGAAAGGTTCGTCGGGTTATCGGATGGGAACCTTGGGGTTTCCTCCTGGTTCAACGATGCCACCGAGCAAGAACATGCCGCCTTCAAGGGATTGGTGACCACCGACCGGATCGTGACCTGGGCATTCGGGGCGACCCGCGGGGACGTTGCCGCCTGTCTGTCCGGCAAACAGATCAACTACGACCCGAGCCGTGGGACCGATGGGTCGTTATCCTTCACGATCGACACCCAGGCGAACGGCGTCTCCCTGGACTGGTGCAACACGCTGACGACCGGCAAGGAGACCCATTCCTCGGCGGGTAGTTCGACCAGCCGGGACGACGGCGCCGCGACCAGCGCCGGCATGGTGGCATACCTGGAGATCACCGACATCGACTCCGGGACTCCGACCGTGACCATCCAGCAATCGTCGGACAACGGGTCCAGCGATGCCTTCGCGACGGTCCTGTCCTTCACGGCGGTCGCCGCGGCAGCGGCCCCGACGGCGGAGCGGGTGACGGTCTCAGGGGCCGTGGAGAGGTATCTGCGAATCACGACCACCGGGACATTCAGCAACCTGGACTTCTGCGTCTCGACCCGGCGGGGGACGAGCCAGGATGACGTCGCCTTCTAAGGGCCATGTTCGATTATCAATGCAAACTCCTCCGGGTTGTGGACGGCGACACCATCGACGTGAATATCGACCTTGGATTCAGCGTCTGGCACCGGGCGCGGGTCCGGATGTTAGGCATCGACACGCCGGAGTCCCGGACCCGGAACCTGGCAGAGAAGGCGTTGGGCAAAGCCTCCAGCGCGCGATTGAAGGAGATGCTGACCCGGAAAAAGATCAGGATCGAATGCTCGAAGGAGAAGGGGAAGTTCGGGCGGGTGTTGGCGACAGTATTTGCCACGGACCGGGACGGCGCCGAGATCAACTGCAACGACCAGTTGTGCGTGGAAGGCCACGCCAGGCCGTATTTCGGAGGGAAGAAAATCCCGTGGGTGTAGTGAATGGAGGAAGAACGGAAACCGGACAAGATGATGCCGCCTTCTGATGGATGAGTCTGGCGATCCTATCTTGGAGGAATTGAGACAAGCACGTGAGGAGTTGGAACGATTAAAGGCCAGCGAGGACAAGTCCGAAAAGATTCAAATGACCTCCGGGGATATTGTGCGATTGGTAATCGCCGCTCCGGTGGTTTTTGTCTGGTTATTTTTGGGGTCCAGAATTATAATCTCAGCCACAACTTCAACTGCCGTCCTGGAGCAAATAGAGCCACTCCTTCTGGCGTTATCCATCCTGACTATTCCGGTCACGGCTATACTCGCCTCGTTATTCAAGATTGATGGAAATGGAAAATGACATTATTCGATAAAATCTGCCGAATGGTCGGGGACCGGCGAATCCCGTCTTTCAGGATGCCGGCGTTCAAACGGTTCTCGGTGGGATTCGCCAACCGTCATGTGACGACGATCGTGGTGATGGCGATCATGGTCAGCGCCGCAGCCGTCAGCGTGGGCCTTTATTTCGCGATCAAGGATGTCGCTAGTTCGACCTATAACTGGCCGGAGCCAGCCGAGTACCAGGTCACCGCCGATGGACTTCAGACGATGGGAAAGAAGAATGAGGACTACCCGGACGGGACGGAGTCGCAGACGCTTTCTATTCGCCTAGCTGATGGGGCCAGGATTTCCACCCTTCGCATAAAAGACACTGACTTGGGCCGCGCCGGCTTAGCCCGAGCGTTAGATATTAGCCCACTCACCCAAGCCGTCACCGGGTCTGCGGCTTATCTGTGGGTTGGCAATCTGACGGTCACCAACTCTTCTTTTCCGACGTTGAAGATGGAAACGTCCGACGTTGCCAACTTGACCACCGGCCTGGTTTGTGACGGCCATACTATGTCAGCGACGATTACGAACACCATCCCAGACATGGTGCTGGAGTCAGAGAGGATATCGTCTGTATACGAAGTCGATGGCTCCGTTGTGGACAGGATTCAGATACACATCACCGGGACATCGGGAGCCTTCGTGGAGAATCTGATACTGGATAATTTGGACGCATGGAACGGTGAAGCATATCTAAGCAGAATGAAAATCGGGAATATGACCATCAATAATTCCAATAAGGTGGGCGACGGGAGCGGCGTGGACTCAGCCAGTTGCCAGTTTGAGCCTAGCGTCGCCGCCAGAAATATAACCAACACCATCCAAGACCGCCCGATAAAAGTCCAGTGAAAAGGAACGCCGCAGTCATTATCCTCGGCCTTATAGCTATCTTTTCGCTGATAGGATTGCTGCCCTGGCTCATAGAAGGGCCGCGGCGGCTCATTCGCCGATTAGTGAATAGTCTGGTCGATGTGCCGACCTCAGTCAGGTGATAAGGAAGCGGAATAGATGGAAGTTGTGGATCAAATGCAGGATATTGGGCCGGCACCAGTTCCAGGTCTGCGGCTGCGGATTACACCCGGCCATGTGCATCTGGTGCTTGAAGTTTAACTGATGAACGTCCTACTTTCGAAGATCAGGCCACAGGTATTCTTGTCCATCGTCTGCGGGACGGTGGTGGCGATAACGATATCGTTCATCGCCTGGCAGCTCCAGAGCATCGAGATCATCACCGGCGTAGCGGGGTCCGTGTTCGGATTCCTCGCCGGAATAAGTAGCAAATTGCTAGAGGCGGAGTGATGCGTTTTCTCTGTTGGCTAAATCTCCACGATTGGCGTCTTGAGGGCTGGTCCGGGCGGGTCTGCTGCCGTTGTACCCACCGGGAGATCCTGATCTATACCGCTGCCGACGGTGCGGTCTGGGAGCGGGTGGCATGAAACCGCTTCAACTCGGCCTGAGTCTGATCCCGGTGGCGATCATCGTCATCGGATTGATCGGCTGGGTCGTGACCCTCCGGGGCAATATAGACGCGGCCATCGGGAGCATCGAGGAATTGCAGCAGTCCCGATATGACGACTCCGACCTGATGAAACGGGTCCAGGAGCTATCAGTCGCCAACGAGGAAGGGATGACCAAGCTGGCCTGGATAATGGAGGAATACGGTCCCGCCATCGAGTCCATCCGGGACAGGGAACTGGACACCGAGATGGCTGACAAGATCGCCGACATAGTGACCCGGCAGGCGGTGGTCGAGAACGAGATGCGCCAGATCATGTCGGATCATCAGGGCTTTGCGGACGTGCTCTACGAACTCGGAGAGTCGGGTCTGATCGAGCGCCGGGAATACGGGAACTACAAATGACGACCCATTGGAAGGCCGCAAGACCAAGGGATACCCATTGGCGGGAGGCATCTTGCCGGGAGGTGGGGTGCCAACAATATTTGAGAGGATGGCAGACCGTCTTGCCGGCCAACGATACTATCAATGCCGGATATATCAGGCGGTCGGGCCTGGGCTTCCGGGAGGAATCCGAGGGCCAGCTCGTCCGGTTCCTATTTGAACCAGGGCAAGAATGTTTCAAAGGTCGGGCCGGCGAACATAGGACTCCGGTCGAGCGCGACCCTATCCTCTGGCGTGATAACCTAGTGATGGCTCCGCTGGAATGGCTAGACAGCATGAACGACGACCTATATCAGATACGGGCTAGAAATTAGGAGGATATTATGGCAAAGGAATCAGGATTAGGATTCAGCGTGATAGTGGACGACTCCGGCGGGTCGGCCAGGACGATCAGCAACGACATCACGAACCTGGACTTCTCCACGCCGAGGGAAGAGCAAGACATCACCGGCCTCGACAAGTCGGCCAGGGAACGATTGTTGCTTCTGGCGGACTTCTCGGTCACTTTCAACGGGGTTTTCAACGATGCCTCTAATATGAGCCACGATGTGTTTAAGACGGTCCCGTCGTCCTCCGTGGCGCGAACTGTGACCATGGCAATCTCCGGCCAGACCCTAGCGTGCGAGGCGTTCTTCTCCGACTACGCCTTGAGCCGGTCGTCCTCCGGGGAGTTGACCTGGTCGGCTCCTGGCGCGTTATCCGGAGGCGCCGTCCCGACGTGGGGCTAAATGGTTGCGGTCAATGGGGCGAAAGTCAAAAAGGGCTTTCGGCTCCCTGAGAGGACTGCCCGGATCACGTTTGAGGGCACTGATTACGATGGGGCCGAAATACGGGTGCGGTTGAGCGTCAGTTTCGCCCAATTCATCGCCCTGCGCGAATCGGCCCAGGGCGATGACCAAGAGGGCATGGCCCGATTATTCGGGGAGACTGTCTTAATGGACTGGAACCTGGAAGATGCCGAGGGTGAACCGCTCTCAGCCGATGGGGATGGGATGCTGATGATACCCTTGGACCTGGCCAACCTGGTCGTCCAGCATTGGGTCGAGGAGGTTGCCGGAGTGCCGAGCCCTTTATCCGAGCCATCCGGAGATATAAGCACGTTGGCGGCGGCATCGACCGCGATGGAAACCGAATAACCAAGCCGTGGGAACTAGAAGAGGCCGAATTGATTGACGGTCTCTGCCAGAGATATTCCTGTTTACCGTCACAACTCATGGAGGAGGATGCGACGATCCTCCGGATGGTGGCGATAGTCCAGGAGGGACAACCAGAGGGCGATGGCTAACGACGTCGAAATAAAGGTTACTGCCGACACATCGAATGCCGAAGGTGGATTCAAGAAGGTCAAATCCGGCTTCCAGGGCATGAAGGATTCCATCGTCAAAAACCGAAAGGCCATCGGCCTCGGTATTGCGGCGATGGGTGTCGGGATAGAAGGACTCGCCAAGAGCCAGCAAGGGTTGACCGAGTCAAGCCGGAAGCTGGCGAATGCCACCGGAATGTCCGAGCAAGAGATTCGGGGCATGGCGACCAGTCTATCCAACGCCACATTCCCATTGGACTCGGCCCTCCAATTGATGACATTGGGAGCGCAGCAGGGTCTTGATAGCGCCGATGCCCTAAAACAGTATGCCGCGTTTTGGGATACGGTCGGGGATGCCACCGGGTTATCCGCCGAGGCATTGGCCAAGTCCGGCGCGGCGTTGGCGGCGGTGGGCATCGAGGTCGGGAACGAAAGCGAACTCCTTGGAGCCTTCGGGCTTATCACCCAGGAAAGCACCTCCACGGTCCAAGAGTTCCTTGACGGTATATCTAAACTGGCTCCGGAAATGTCCGCGATGGGTCTCTCGGTCGATGAGGCCGCGGTCATTATGA